CCTGCGCCGCTACTCGTCACAACCCGAGCTAAGGAGTCGGGTCGGGGCTTAGAGCAGTGGGTCAGGTATTCAATAGGGAGCTCCTCCCCCCGGGCTGCCTGGCCCAGCCTAGCCAAGAAGTGGAAAGTCTCACGTACGCCAGAGCGCTAACGCGTACGCGTACGTGTGAGGCAACGAAAAAACTTCCTAGCTCCCTCGTAAGTACGTTCTCGAATAGATCCTATTGAATAGTGGGTGTGTTAAGGAGGTAGTATAAGGGTCAATGGGAATAGTCCATATGGAATGGTAAGGTGGTGGCATGGCCGGTAAATACCACAGGACATACCTGGACTCCCAGCTACAGCCTGCGTTCGAGGCAATGCAGTTGGAGACCAAGGTAGCCAGCAATGCCTACATCGCCAAGGCAGTGAGGGTGCAGTTAGAGAAGGACGGTTACCTGGCCCCTAAGCGCAATCTCGCGCAAGAGCTCAGAGAGGCTATGGCGGCCAAGGTCGTAGAGAAAGAGGAGGTCCCAAGGCGCCGTAGAAGGCCACGGCGTACTATTCAATAAGAGTAAAAATAATCCTCGTACCTTTACACCGTATAGTTAGGGGAGTCACAATGGCACAGCCAGCGGATACACCGAGTGAGTTCGGTGGCGCGCCCGGGTTGGTACAGCCGGAACCGCACACCCTCACGTCGGTCGAACAGGCCCGTTTGGAGCGGCAGACCAACCCGGCTAGCACGAGTGATTCGGTCGAAGCGGCTCGGGAAAGGGCCAACGGACGCATCGCCGGGGACCCGGCATGACGGGCGGACAGCGTCGTTCGGCGCTCGTGAAGGCAGCGGACAGCGTGCCGTTCCCCATCCCTCCGGAGGACATGGAGATGGCAGACGGGTCCACTGGCGAACGCGAGTTGCCCAAGGACGAGGCTCCCCGGGGCATCGATCCGGACAAGTGGGTGCTCATGAATCGCGCGCAGCGACGTGCGGCTAAGGCAGGCAAGGCATGACTGCCGAGCGCAGTGTCACCTATCAGGACGCGTTGCAGCGTTCGGCGTCGCACCTGAACGACGCGGACGTGTCCGTCAAGGCGGTGTCCGCCATGATCGAAGCAGCTACCAAGCAGCAGGTGGCCATCATGGAAGACGACATCGCCATCCCCCTGGCCGTCATCGGCGCAGTTACCGACCTCGGCCTGGCATGGGCCGAACTAGCAAAGGCGATGAAGTGATGAACGTGACACCAGATCCAGCGGTCGGGGTCAAGGCAGTGGCGTGGGAACCGCAGGCGCCGTCGGGACATACGCCGGATGACCTGACGCTGTACGAGTGGATCGGGCAGGCTATCGGGCGTGCCTCGGTGTGCTGGGTGGGCGGTACCGGGCGGTTGCAGTTCGACAGCAGCTCGGCGCAGGCGGTGGCGGACGGCCTCCATGCCCGCGTGCAGTACGTGATCGACGAGGTGATCAAGGGCACCACCGAGGCCGTACAGGAGCGCCACGACCTGTGCGGTACGTGCGGGGAGGCGTTCGAAGGCCCCGAGGCAGCCAAGGTGCACGTGTACCAGGAGCACCGTGGCCCGAACCTGGGGCTGGCGAGCACCGAGCAGATGCTGCGGGAGCTGGCTTGCCGGTTCGAGGTTGCCAACCTGGAGATGAGCGAGGCGACCGTGCTGGACCTGATCGACGGGTTGTCCCCGGAATCGCTGGCATACAAGACGGTGGACAGCCAGTGAGCCCGGATCCATACCGGGACATGCGGCCGAACGTGTATGCGCCGGTGGCGCTACCGCAGCGGGTGCCAGGGTGGCGCTACGACCCCGAGAACGCGCGCTGGGTACACCCGCCTACCGATACGCAGGTGTCGGCCCTGGTGCTGGCTGAGGACGGCCAGCGGTTCAACATCGAACGATGGGTGGCCGAGCGTGGGTGTCCGCCGTTGCCCGAGCGGGCCTGGCCGGTGAAGGTGGTAGACCCGGTGGTGCAGGTGCGCATGGTGCTGGCCATCGCCGAGACAAGGCGCATCCTTGCCAGCGTCGGGGATGTACGCGAGCTGTACGCCCCCGAGGTGGACCAGGAGCAGCGCGCCGAGGGGTGCTCGTGAGCTGGGCTGCTGGTGCGGTCGCGTCGGTAGCTGGGCTGCTGGTGCTGCTGGCTGGTGCCTGGGTACTGCACGAGGCGGCCAAGAGATGATGGACATACACTGGGCCGGGCTCATGCTGGTGTGCCTCATCTGTTTCGTGGTCGGGTATTACGTCGGCGGAGGACTCCGGCGCTAGCAGTACAATGGCCGGTTATGGGATGGACACCTAACACCGGCAAGCGGTCGGCGGGGGCTGCCGATGGGGCGGCCTCCCCTTCCCCCACTCCCCGCAGGCGACGGCGTACCGCCGTTGTTGATGCGGGTACAAGCGAGACACCCCTGGTAGACGCGGCTACGGCGCGCAGTCCCCGACTGGCAACCGGGATGCGGCCCAAGGGCGGGCACAAGAACACCCGCAATGACAAGCCCGAGGACAGGGACGACAGGGCGCAGATCAAGATCAAGCTCGGCAAGCGCTGGAGCGAGATCGTCATGGCCGTCAAGACAGGCGAGTACACCTGGGCCGAGTTCGTGGACGGGCTAAAGGAAGAGGAGCTGGCGCGCGGCCAGCTGATGGCAGAGAACGGTACTTTTCAGGGTCGTCCACCAGCCATGGTTCCGCGCGAGTTCCTACTGGCCTGCCAGCGTGAGCAGAAGCGCCGGTTTGAGGAGATCTTCGGCTCCGAGGTGCTGGGCATGGCCAAGGCGTACGTTCAGCTCGCCAAGGACACCAGCATCCCGGCGGACAAGCGCGCGAAGATGTTGCAGTACGCCATGGAACGGGTGTTCGGCGGCATCCCCAAGGACGTGCGCATCAGCCAGGAGCAGCCGTGGGAGCAGATGATCATGAACGTGGTCACCGAGGAAGGGGAGGACATGCCAACCCACCTCGCTCGACGGTATGCGGGTTACGCTGAGCGGCAAGGCGGCGGAATACCAAAGGAGACCCCATGACCAACCACCACCAGACCACCACCTACCAGCCAGTCGAGACGAACCACCTGCTGCACCTCGTGCTAAGCCTTGTCACATGCGGCTTCTGGCTGCCGGTATGGGGCCTGGTGGCGGTCATCAACCACGGTCGTACTAAGCGCCTGACCACCGTCGGGTCGTATAGCCCGTACGTGGGGATGTACCGGCCGAGCGCGGTGTACCCGCCCTACGAGGTCGGGCCTGGTGCGCCCGTAGGGCCGATGAACCCGGCTCCCCCTGGTCCGCCTGCACCCAAGGCCCTGATGTCGGTGTAACGGCCCGCTGCGAGTGAGCTGCCGCCGCACGGGCGCTACCCCATCATCGGTAGCCAGTACAATCCGGAGGACTGGCCGGACGTCCCGGTCCCAATGCAGGAAGGCCGCCTCCGACCGATGGGTGTGCCTGCGTTCGTGACGCCAGAACCCCTCCCGACCCTCGCTCCCCCGCAGGTCCGGCATGTGCCGTGTTCATGCGGAGACCCCACCGGTCCCATGCACGAGCTGGGTACCGGGATGTACTGCGGACGTCCGGGCTGGGCGCAGTAGACTGGGTGCATGGCCAGTAGCATCAAGTGTCGACGGGTGTTCAATGCGTTGAAGCGCAAGGGATACAGCGTCAAGAAGGCAGCCACCATCTCCAACGGCCTGCGCAAAAAGCGCGGGCACTGCTAGACCCTCGACCCCACCACGGGCAAGCGCTTAGCGCCGTCTGATAGCCACGGGTGGGGTCGAACCGTGGAAGGGACCATCATGTTGCAGTTGAACCAAGAAACCGTCGCACAGCTCGTCCGGTGGGCCAGCAAGCACCCGACCATTGAGGTGACCGGCATCGTTGCTCGTTCGAGAGGGCATGAGCGTGTGCTGCCGATGCGCAACACGGCTGCTCAGCCGGATCGCTACTATGCCTGGGATGCAGCGGAGATGCGGGACCAGTACTCGGACATGGACCTGAATGGGGAGGAGCCCGTCGCCTTCTACCACAGCCACCCGAACGGGCGCTCGGCTCCGAGCGAGGCGGACATGGAGGGCGCGCTCAACCCAGGGATGCACTACGTCATCGTGTACCCGGAGGCGCACGAGCTGACGAGCGGGATGAGCGACATCCCCCTCCGCATTTACAAGGTGTGGTCCATCAGCGCGTGGGAGTGCATCGATCACGGCATCCTCGTGGGTGCCGAGCTGGTGGTCGTGCCGTGAGCGCGTGCAAGTGCGGGCGGGCTACGGACAAGTGCGGTAAGACGTGCTGTGCCATGTGCTGGATCGGTTACGGCGCAGGGAGTCACAGCCGGTTGTGTCGCAAGCGGGTGCAGGCATGAGCCGGATGGCGGTGCTGAACAAGGCGCGGCTGTGGCAGGAGCTGGGGTACCGGCCCAACCTGGCGCAGCAGAAGGTGCACGCGTCGCGCGCGCGGCACCGCGTCAACTGTGCGGGCAGGCGTACCGGCAAGAGCCACTCCGGTGGTATGGAGCTGATGCCGTGGGCCATTCAGGCGCGGCAGATGAAGCCGGTGCTGGATGACATGGGCATCCGCGCGGAGTACTGGATCGTGGGTCCGAACTACACGGACAGCGAGAAGGAGTTCCGCGTCTTCTACAACGCGTGCAGGCGCAAGGGGATGCCCTTCGACAAGCCGGGCACGTACTACAATCCCAAGGGCGACATGACCATCAGCCTTTGGGATGGCGCGTTCATCGTGTCGGCCAAGAGCGGGGCACACCCGGAGTCGCTGGTCGGTGAGGGCCTGCATGGCGTGATTATGTCGGAAGCCGCCAAGCTGCGGGAGTCGGTGTGGCAGCGGTTCATCCGGCCTACGCTGGCGGACTTCGTGGGCGAGTCGGTCTGGAACACCACCCCCGAGGGCAAGAACTGGTTCTACGACATCTTTATGACGGGACAGGACCCGGCTCAGACCGAGTGGGCTAGCTGGCGGCACCCGTCCTGGGTCAACACGCACGTCTTCCGCAAGCACACCACCCAAGAAGACGTCAACGCCATGAAGGTGATCCTGCAACGTAGCGACCACGACCCCGAGGAGCTGGTGCGCCTCAACGTCGACCCTGAGATCATCGGCATGGCGCGGGACCTGACGCCGGAGTCGTTCGCGCAGGAAGTGGAGGCGTCGTTTAGCGAGCACGTTGGCCGGGTGTTCAAGCAGTGGGACGACATTTATCACGTGGCCGACCTGCCGTATAACCCGGAGTGGCCGCTGTTCGTCGCAACCGACTACGGGTACACGGATCCGAACGTGGCGCTGTTCATTCAGCCCGGCTTCCACGGGGAGATCAACGTCATCGCCGAGTACTACCGCACCCACCGCACCGACGACGAGTTCGCCCAGGACGTACTGAACGACAGCAGGCTCAGCTACCTGCTCACCAAGGCGGTAGCCCTGTACCCCGACCCGGCCGACCCAGGAGCCAGCCAGACGCTCAGTAAGCGCTGGGGCATACCGGTGCGGGGCGGCACCGGCGGCAGGCTCAAGGGGCGCCGTGAGGCCATCGAGAAGCTGCTGCGGTACCGCAACCCCCACCTCCCCTGGGATAACCCGGAGCGGGTGCCCTTCCTGCGCTTCGACCGCACCTGCACGATGGCGCGCTATGAGATGGATGCGTGGCGCTGGCCGGACAAGCGGAAGGCCTCGGTTGCCGGGCCAGAGGAGCCGCAGGACAAGGACAACCACGTCCCCGAGGCGCTCGGGCGGTTTATGGCCGGGCACGGGCTGGTGGCTGGTAGCCAGATTGTGCAGCACGACGCGCTGGGCCGCAGTGGACAAGCTGGCGGGGTTCGGCGCAGGCGCCGGTAAGCTGAGTGCCCTAGCCTCCGTGTAGTGGGGCCGTATGAAGGAGAGTCATGGCAGAGGTTCCGTTCGGTAAGTACAGCAGCCTGGCGAAGTACGCCACCGAGCTGCCGGGGTGGGTGCCGCAGGACCACCAGCAGCGCATCGCCGCTTACCAGCTATACTCGGAGATCTACTGGTCGCACGTCGCCACCACGTACAAGGTGATGAACCGTGGGCTGGACGCCGAGGACGAGCCGGTGTACGTGCCGTCGTCCCGCATCATGGTTGAGACCATCAACCGGTACGTGGCACCCAAGCTGTGGTTCTCCACGGATCCGGGTACGGGCACCGACTCCAGCCTGGTCGCGGCGCGCACGGCCTTCGAGACGCTATTCGCGCGGGAGCGCTTCGCCAGTAGGTACGCGGCAAACAAGCGCGAGGGCCTTACCGTCGGCGACTGGCTCTGGCACATCGTTGCCGACGTGGAGAAGGAGCAGAGCAAGCGCATCAGCTTGCTCACGGTCAAGGCCAGCAGCTACTTCCCGGTGTTCGAGGAGGAGACGGTGCTGGGCGGCGACCCGGACAAGATGGTCATGGTCATCCTGGCCGAGCTGGTGCAGGTGGGCGACGAGCAGCAGGTCCGCACGCAGCGGTACATCAAGCAGGAGGATGGCAGCATCCTCAGCTCGCTCGAGACGTGGAAGACCGACGAGTGGTTCAAGTGGCGCTACGACGACGAGGACAAGCAGCCCATCCAGGTGCTCTCCCCTCCAACCCCCCTCCCCGCAGGTATCACGGCCTTCCCGGTGTACCACGTGCCGAACACCGTCGAGGTTGGGGAAGTGTTCGGTAGCAGCGAGATCCGGGGCCTGGAGGTGTTGCAGGCAGCGCTGAACCAGGGCGCTACCGATGAGGACCTGAGCCTGGCGCTGATGGGGCTGGGTCTGTACGCCACCGAGGAGCCGGGTAGCCCGGTCGGACCTACCGGTGTGGCGCAGCCCTGGTACATCAGCCCCGGCGCGGTGCTGGAGAACGCCAAGGGCCTGCACAAAGTCGAAGGCCTGAGCACGCTGGTGCCGTACACCGAGCACATCAACCGGCTCGAGGGCTGGATGGGTGATGCGTCGGGTGCTACGGACGCCGCGCGCGGGCGCCTGGAGGTTGCTGAGGCCGAGAGCGGGGTGGCACTGCAACTGCGGCTCGCGCCGACGCTGGCCAAGGCTGGGGAAAAGGACCAGATCATCCTGGACGTGCACACCCAGATGTTCTACGACCTGACCCAGATGTGGTTCCCGTTGGTGGAGCAGTTGAACTTCACCGACGTCCGGGTGTTCCCGACCATCGGGGACAAGCTGCCGGTCAACCGGCCCGCCGAGGTGGAGATGGTCAGCGGCCTGGTGTTGGGTGGCATCCTCAGTGCGGCTAGCGCGCGGCTGTACCTGGCCAAGAAGGGCTTCACCGACCTGTTCGATGACCGGGAGGGCGAGCTGATCCTGGCGGAGAAGGTGGCCACCGCTGCGGCTGAAGTCGGGGAGGCGGCGCTGGAGGGCCGGACCGCCGAGGAGACGGCCAACCCGGTAGGAGCGCCGGTCGATGAGTGACGAACAGCAGGAAGCCAATCGCGGGGTGGCCGTCGCCCTGGAGGAGTGGGTGTCTAAGCTCCCCGACCGCACCGAGGCGGGCGGCGGCGTCGGTATGCTCGGGGACTGGATGGCCGTGGTGTGCATGGTAGACGTACGGGAGGACGGCGTACCCGTGTGTCAGTACTATCTCGCCATGCGGGACGGCAACATGCTCCCGCACGTGGCCGCAGGGTTGCTCAGCCGTGGTCTAGATGAACTGGCTGCCTCGGAGGAGGGCTGATGGCTGGCTGCAAGCACAAGGCTTACCCCACCGGCATCACTGCTCGAGCAGCCTCCAAGGCTGCTGGCGGTAAGGGCCAGCACCGCGAGGTTGAGAAGTGCTCGGCCTGCGGTAAGTGGCGTGTCAAGGAAGGAGCGGTCTGATGGCGCACCCGTGGCGCAAGCCTGTGCCTAACCAGCCGCTCCTCGACGTGCTGGCGGTTAGCAACCTGACCATCACCGAGCTCGACCAGATGCTGCGGGACGGGGCCGACGAGATCGAACGGCTGCTGCCCAAGCTGCTCGAGAAGCACACCAGCGGCAGCAAGGTCAAGGCAGCGCAGTTGCGGCTCGTGCTGAAGGAGCTGCGGGTGGCGCAATCGGCTCTGTGGGGCGACCTGGGCGCCTCACTGCGCACAGGGGTGGGCAAGGCGGCCCTAGCCGGTGCAGACGTGGCACAGGGCGTTCTAGCCGACGTGTTCCGTAAGCACGGGGTGACCATGCCTGCGCTCGAGGCCGCGTACGCGCAGCAGGCAAAGGCGGGCATCGATGCCATCCTGGCCAAGAGCAAGAACGGCATCCCGCTGAGCCGGGCGGTGTACAAGGCGCAGGCGCTGGCCACCGGTCTGGTGGACCGCAAGGTGAGCCAGGGCCTGCTCCTGGGCAACAACGCCAAGACCATCGCCAAGAGCGTCAAGGACCTCATCCTGCCGACGACAGCGGGAGGGGTGAGCTATGCGGCGCATCGCCTTGCACGGACGGAGATCAACCACGCGTACCAGACCAGCCAGGCCGCGCGGTACGAGCAGGAGCCGTGGACGCAGGCCATGCGGTGGAACCTGAGCAAGAGCCACCCGCATCGGGACGTGTGCAATGTGAACGCCGAAGCTCCCGGCCCGCAGGGACCAGGCACGTACGCGTTCGGCCACAAGCCGGACAGCCACCCCAACTGCATGTGCTACCAGACCAGCGTTCAGGTCAGCGAGGACGACTTCGTAGAAGCGTTCCTGGCCGGGGAGTACAACACCTATCTCGACGAGACTGCCTACACCCACGCACCGGCTAGCGAGCTGCTATGCCCATAGACGTGTTCAACCCGTACAGCGGTCAGAGTGACGAGACGTGCTCGGTGTCTTTCGCGGCGCAGCAACAGATGGCCGGGAGCGTGGGGTCGGCGCAGACCGAGGCGGAGTTCAACCAGAGCAAGCTGCTGGGCGAGTGGGGTGTCATCTCGGCCAAGCTGAACAAGGGCGAGATTCCCGACGGTACAAAGGTTCTGACGTACACCAACGCCACGGCAGGCAGCCGGGGCTACATCTACGTCAAGGGCGGCAAGCTGTTCGGCCGCCGGTACGACAAGACCGGGGCCACCAAGGAGTTTCAGGTCACGGATACCACCGCGCCTAACTTCATCAAGAGCCAGCTCTACTCGGTGGCCATCCCGCAAGCCGTTGCGGCCAAGCCGAAGCCCGAGCCGGTGGTCATCAAGTTCGGGGAGGGCAAGTACGTCAGCGCCCTGAAGGCCAGCCTGAAGGATGGCGATATCGTTGCCACGCAAGGGAAGGGCGGCGACTACATCCAGTTCGAGCAGGGCAGCAACGCCTTCGCGCTCTACCAGAGCACGGAGTACGGGTACGTCAAGAGCGGGGGTAGCCCGTTCCTCAGCAGCGTGATGAAGACGGACCAGACCTGGTACGCGCCGGACGGCAAAGACACCACGACGAACGCCAATCCGGCGACGGCAACTCCCCCGCCCGCTCCCACGCAGGTGGCGGCTCCGACGCCAGTCGCTCCGGTGAACGCGGGCAGCGCCAGCGTGGGCAGCATGAGCCATGAGGACGTCGCGGCCATGTTCGTAAAGATCAAAGACGACCTGGCCAAGGAGAAGGGGCTGAACATCAAGGGGGCGAACGCCGACCTGGACCAGGAGGTGTTCGCGGCCATCGGCAAGGCCACCGGCTATACCTCGGCGGAGGTCAAGGCCAAGATTGACGCGTACAAGGCGGCCGGTAACAAGCTCAGCGCGCTGAAGAAGAAGGTGCTGGCGGGAACCAAGAAGGTCCCCACCGGCAACGGCCCTCAGAGCGCCTCTACGGGGCCTAAGCCACTGGTCCCGAACGTGGCCCCACCCCCTACCAATCTAAAGCCCAACGGCGTACCTACGGTGGCCACCCCCGCCGTTACGAACGCCGTCAAGCAGGAGGTCGCGGACGCGGTGGCCGCTGACCCGACCAAGGTGTACTCGGACGAGGACGTTGCCGGAGCCTACATCATCGCCAAGGACAAGATCGTTGCGGGGAGCAGCGGCAAGTGGACGCTGTACAGCAAGAGCGACGAGATGGACCTGGAGATAGCTATCCAGGTGGGGATGAAGACGGGCCTGAACCCCACGCAGCAGAAGGTGGCCATAGCCAACTACCTTGCGAGCGGCAAGAAGCTGAGCACGCTCAAGAAGCAGTTGGTCAAGCAGGGCGCGTTCAAGCCGCAGGCGGACACGCTCAAGAAGAGCGGCGCGGCCAAGACACAAGCCGAGAAGGATGCGGAGGTGGCCGCGCACGCGGCGGCGGGCTACACCCCCACGCCTACGCCTACCGTCACGGCTCCCAAGCCTAGCGGCAGCAGCACGGCACCACCGATGGACACCGGCAACGCCATGCCGCACGCACCAGCCAAGGCGGCGCGGCTGGTCGGGGACATCGGGGACCTGGCTACGGCGGTTAAGGCCGATGCCTACAAGGAATTCAAGGCGCTCGGGCAGTACAGCTACCTGACGGCAAGCAACGAGACCACGTACGACGGACTCGTAAAGCTGCAAGCCACGATGGCGGCAAAGGGTCACGACCTGAGCCTGCTGCAACTGCTGCGAGTGATCGACGAGGAAGGCGCCAAGAAGTTCGGCGTCGAGAACACCAACCTGTTCGAGAAGAAGACGGCTAGCTGGCTCACCAGTCCGGCCGGTACCGCGCACGTCAAGGCGAACGAGGCCAAGGCCGCCAAGGCAGCGGAGGCTGCCAAGCAGGCTGTGGAGATAGCCAAGGCAGCCAAGCTCCTCGAGGCCAACCAACCTCCCCTCCCTGCCGACTCGGCGCAGTACCAGCCGTGGGAGTTGGAGAAGGCCAAGAGGGTCAGCCGAACCTGGCTGGAAGCCAAGCCCTGGACGGACAAGGAGCAGCGCGACCTCAAGCACTACACCGGTAGTGCGTACAGCGAGATGAACAGCTATCTGCGCGGGCGTAGCACGGACATCGGATCCCGTAGCAAGAGTGCCATCGCGGGTGCCCGCGCGGGTATGCGCCCGACCACTGAGCCCATCATGGTGCGGCGCGGTACCGGCCTGGCTCAGTTCAGTAGCCTCGGGCTCCAGGGCGGGGACAAGCACCTGGTCTGGGGGCTGGCGGGCAAGAAGTTCGTGGACGAGGGCTTCCTGAGCACCAGCGCAGGCGGCCGGGCTGCGTTCAGCGGTGATGCCAGGCTGGAGATTGAGTGTCCGGTGGGTACCCCGATGGCTTACGTGGCCCCAATCTCCAACTTCCCTGGCGAGAACGAGATGCTGTTGCAGGCGGGTATGGAGTACACCGTCCTCAACGTGCGTACCGAAGACGGCCAGATCATCATTCGTATGCGGGTCACTGGCTGGCCCGGGAAGGGCAACTGATGGCCAAGGAACTTAGTCCCCTCACCGACCCGGACAACGACCCGGTGTTCGTTGAGGTGCCGGAGAAAGAGCCCGAGGGCATGAGCGTGGAGGACGCGTACCGCCACCTGGCCGACATGCGACCAGAGCCGGTGCTAGAGCCCGAGGAGAACTGACCGCAGCCCTTAGACAGCAACGCTTATCGACAGTTCGCAGCCCAGACGCTGCCCGTAGAATTACTAGATGGCCAACCGCTGGAGTCCAGTAGCATGGGCTCCAGCGATGGCACAGAGCGGCCACCTTCCCGGGCACAGAGCGGCCCGACCAAATCAAGGAGAAATTGACCGTGAAGACGACGACCCAGATCGACCAGCTTGGAACCGACGGCACGCTGCCTCAGGGCATCGGGGCCATGCTCGCGCCGCTGTTTACGTGGCAGGGCAAGGCAATCTACCCGGTGTTCGGGGCCGAGGGTGACGGAGATGGTGACGGAGACCCGGACAGTGGGTCGGGCGACGACACCGGAGACGACACCGGGGACGGCGACGAGGGGAAGAGCTCGGACACGGTAAGCCGGGAGGAGTTCAATCAGCTTCGGAAGCAGCTTCAGGCCGCAGACAAGAACAAGGCCGCCGCTGAGAAGAAGCTGAAGGAGCAGGAAGACGCCAAGAAGGACGAGTACACCAAGGCCACTGAGCGGGTCGCGGAGCTCGAGAAGAAGGAAGCCGAGCGGGGCAAGGAAATCGCCGACCTCCGTCTTCAGAACGCCTTCTTGACGGCCAACACCGGCATCACGTGGCACGACCCGGCGGACGCTTTGGCGCTCGCAGAACGCCAGGGCTACCTCGCCGAGGTGGTCGACGAGGACGGCAGTGTTGACGGCGCCAAGCTCGTGACCAAG